CTATAACTAACGCACCTACTAATGCAGAACAGATAATATTAAGTATTAATGGTGTGATACAAAAACCTAATGCTGGTACATCAACACCATCAGAAGGATTTGCTTTATCTGGTAGTACAGTTAAATTAGCTGCTGCTCCAGCTTCTGGTGCACCTTACTTTGCTATCGTCTTAGGTAGTACTGTTAACATAGGTACACCAAGTAACAACACAGTAAGCACAGCAGTACTACAAAACTCATCAGTAACTACAGCTAAGATTGCAGACGATGCAGTTACAACTGCAAAGATTGCAGATAGTGCAATTTCTGAATCTAAAATAGCTAATAGTGTAGTTACTAACGCTAAACTTGCAAACAATGCAGTAACTAATACTCGTATAGCCGACAGTGCAATTACAAATGCCAAGATAAATGCAAGTGCAGCAATAGCTGGAACAAAGATTTCTCCAGATTTTGGATCACAGAATGTAGTAACAACTGGAACTTTAGCTTGTGGTGACATCACATCTTCTGATGGCAATGGCAACTTAACTCTTAAAGATAATAACCATACTGGAAATAACACTGAACATAAAATTTCTTTTACGGCTAGCGATAATAGTGACTTAATTAACTTTATATCACCTTTTAGTGAACAGCATTTAAGACTAAGACACGGCTCGACAGAATTAGTAAAATTTCAAATTGATGGAAAAGTAGGTATAGGTACAACAGGTCCAGATACATTACTACATTTATCTGGTGCAGATACATCAATAATACGTTTAGAAAATACCGATACAAGCTTAAACAACAATCAAATTATTGGTGGTCTTGAATTTGAAAAGCAAGATCCATCTGGTGCAGGTGCTGGTGTTGTTGGTGGATTAAGAATGTATTCGGGAGTAGATGGAATAACATCTTATTTAGCCTTATCAACTTCTAGCAGTAGTACTAACAATGCAGAACGTATGCGTATTGCGGCTGACGGAAAGGTAGGTATTAATGATACTTCTCCTTCATATCCTCTTAATGTAATAGGAGATAACGCAGCATCAAATGGTATTGGAATGCTCAAAGGTATTATAGGTGTTCAAAATGATACGACTGCTTTTGGGTCAAGTCCAACTGCTGGTATCTCATTCCAGACAAAATACAGAACTGGTCCAGATGTTCCGCTTGACGTTGCGTCAATTTGGGGTGGTAAAGAAAATGCCCAAAATGGAGACAAAGATGGGTATATGGGATTTGCAACTCGTGAAGAAGGTGGAAGTGGAACTCAGGAGAGAATGCGTATAGATTCGTCTGGCAGATTATTGGTGAATGTAACTTCAGCTTCAGCAGGCAGTTATAATTACCAAACAATAATTCAAAGACAGATTGGATCAGGAGCACAATTATTAGGATTGCAATATGGTGGCGTAGTAACTTGGGGAATAAATGCTGAATCAAACGGTGATTTAACTATAAAAAAAGATGGTACAGAGCATGTACGTGTTCTTACTAATGGAGGTATAACCTTTAATGGAGACACAGCAACAGCTAACGCAATTGACGACTATGAAGAGGGAACTTGGACTCCTGTTTCTAGTGGACCTAGCTTTCATAATAATAATGGAACATACGTTAAAATAGGTACACTTGTTCATCTTGATATGTGGTGTCAGGCATCATCGACTACAGCCTCTACAGCCAGTCTCACGTTTAACTTACCTTTTCCTGTACAAAACACAAACTCTTCGAGACCTGTAACAGGCGTTGCTCGTGTTTATGGTTTACGAAATTGGGGCTCTCAACGTACTGCATATGGATTTACAACAGCCGGAAGTTCTACTTTAAATATGATGTGGGTAAGTACAGGTAGTAACCCTGCACACATGAATAACAATATATGGACAAATGGTGCTGAAGTTCATTGCAGCCTTACATACCGTACTCAATAAAATAAACACATGACATTAACACAAATAACAGAAAAAGGTATTAAGGATGGTGAAATCGTTAATGCCGATATAAACGCAAGTGCAGCGATAGCTGGATCTAAGATATCCCCTGACTTTGGGTCACAAAATATAACTACAACTGGCACACTTACATCTGGTTCTGCTGCATTTAGTTCATCAGTAACTACGTCAGCAGATATTTTGTCAATTACTGGTACATCATATGGTGATGGTGAAAAGGTTTTTACAACTTTTAAAAGAGGAACAGTACATTTAGGAAAACTTGGATGTACTCCTTCATCGTCTGGTCAAGCTGGTAATTTATTATTTGAAACTGCATCAGGTGGTACTTCAGCAGAAAGAATGCGTATAGATTCGTCTGGGAAAGTAGGTATAGGTACAACAACTCCTAGTGATACATTAACAGTATCAGGTGGCAATGGAAGTGCCCTTGCTTTTATTGGAGGTACAAATGATGTTCAATATATAAAATTTGGAGATAGTGGTGATGATGATATTGGAAATATATTTTATTACCATGGCAATAATAATATGGTCTTTACGACAAATGCTTCAGAAGCAATGCGTATAGATGATGGTGGAAACGTAGGTATAGGTACAACAAGTCCATATGCCAATCTTCAAGTAATGGATACAGCATCTAATATTCCACATATTAGAATAGAAACAAGTGATGGTGGTAATAAAAGATTAGATTTAAAAGTAGAAAATAGTGATGGTGTTATATCTTGTGAACAATCTGCACAGGAATTACATTTAAAATCTACAGCTAATACAACATTTAATACTGCTAGTTCAGAACGTATGCGTATAACAAGTGCTGGAAATGTTGAAATAGATTCTTTTAATTCTCCTTCTACACGTACATTATCTCTTAGAACTGGTTATGCAGCCAATGCAAATGGTGGAACAGGAATTGCAGCAAAAGACCATGATGGTTCCGCTGCTGATGGATTAGGTCTTTATGGTACTGATGGTGTTTCTATTCATACTGCTAATGCTGGAACAGTATATGAACGTATGCGTTTAGACACGTCTGGTGCATTAATGCTTAATACTTCCACTACAAGAACAGCAGAATTTAGCCATCCTGACGGTGTGTCAATTAGAGGAGATGTTACAGGACAATACCAAAGTACTGTCACAAATAACATGAATATGTTGTTAAACAGAGATGGTACTGACGGACAGATACTAGGTTTCCGAAAAGAGGGTATTGATATAGGAAATATAGGTGTGTCAGGTGGTAATATGTATTTGCAATTTGGTAGTACTGGCACTGCAAGTCACAGATTAGACGACTATGAAGAAGGCACTTGGACACCTTTTGTTGGTACACAAAGTGGTAGTAATTATACAATAGGTACAAGTTATAATTGTTACACAAAAATTGGAAATATTGTTCACGCATACTTTAGTTATCAATTCACTGCTGAAGGAAATGGAACTATAACTTTATTTAATTTACCATTTACTGCGGATTCTAGTGCTGTTATGGTTGGTCAGGGATATGTAACTAATGGTAATAATAGACTATCAATTCAATATATAAAATATAACACTACTCTTCTATTACCAAGAGTTGATAAAGGTAGTGGATATACTAATTACTGGTCTAACAGAAATGAATGGCAGCCAACTAATACATTTGTTTGTTGGGTAACTTATAAAGCAGCTTAATAGATAGACCGAGCTACGTCTATAAACTAAGCCTAAACCTGTTTTAATCGGAGATTAATCCTAATGGCATTAGCCGAATCAATTGAATACGACAAGATAGAAGTTGTCGGTATAAACAAAACGGTACAAGTCCGTAAAGCAACAGTCATTAAAAAAGATGGCAAAGAACTAACAAGATCTTTTGAGAGATATGTACTTACTCCCGGAATTTTAAATGATTCCGATGAGCTTGTAGAGACAGATTTGTCAGGTCAGCCAGCCGAAGTATCAGCAGTTTGCAACGCTGTGTGGACAACTGAAGTCAAAACTGCTTGGAAAGCAAAACTTATAGCAGATAAACCATCTGAATAGTGGAAATACCCAGCATAGTAATTCCACCAGTAAAAGATATAGAAACCATATCTATACCATTACCTACTGCTGATGTCCCGAGTTATGTACCCTTGGTTGTACCTCCTAGTGATTTACAAGAACCAGAGGGTACAAAACCTGTAGAGACTGCTGAACCACCAGCACCTACATTACCTCCACCTTTCCCACCTTATAAATTACCTACGGGTGATGTATTAGTTCCTACGACTATTGCTGCTGTTACTGCTGTTGCAGCTACAACTGTAACACAACCAATTATAGAAAAACTGAGGAAAAAGATACAGAAGTTTTTACAAGATAAAATAAAGAAATGGAAAGAAAACCGGAAGAAAAAAAGGGACTCTTTACAAAGCTCAAAGAAAACATAGATGACCATGATGAACAGATGCAAATACTAGGTGCAATGGTGCGTCTAGGCGTTGTTATCTGGTCAGGATTTATTATAACTCTTAATTATGTAGAGTTACCTATGGTCAAAAAGTCTGGTGCTTCAGCGGATATCACTTTCGTAGCCAGCGTCTTTACGGGTGCACTTGCCACATTCGGTTTGACTACAGGAAACGGCAAAAAAGATAAAGAACAAAAACCAAAGACATGAAGAAACTGATTCTTCTCTTAGCATTGTTATCACCCGCAGTTGCAAGAGCTAATACTGTCACGC